GACTACCGGTGAGAAGTCCGGAACTTGGGGTACAATAACTAATACTAATCTACAACAATTAGAACAAGCGGCATCAGGTTATATATCTGTAGATGTTGCAGCTGGTGATGTGGCATTAGCTATTAGTAATGGTGCTGTATCAAATGGTAAAAATTTATACTACAAACTAACAGGTACATTAGCCGCTAACAGAAATGTGACTTTACCTGACTCTACTGAGAGAGTAGTTATTGTAGAAGACGCAACGTCTAGAACATCTAACAATTATACATTAACATTTAAAACGGCATCAGGGACCGGGGTAACTCTACCACCAGGTTCTAGATCATTATTATATTCGGATGGAACAAACGTAAACAAAGGAATTATTAACAAAGGTTATTATACAGTACCAGGAGCATACACTGCTGTTGATGGTGATCAATTATTAGTGGATACATCAGGTGGTGGAATAAGTAGTGCTGTAACCGTAACACTACCAGCCTCACCAGCAATTGGTAACGAGGTTCATTTTATTGATAGTGGTAATAACTTTAATTCTAACAACTTAACAATTGCAAGAAACGGATCTAATATATTAGGTTCTGCTTCTAATTTAGTTGTTAGCGTAAACAGTGCAGCTTTTACTTTAGTATATGTTAATGCTACTAGAGGCTGGATCTATAAAGATAAAATATAGGAGCTTTAGATGGCTCTAATCGAGTATAAATTTCTTCCTGGAGTAGACAAACAATCTTCTGATTCTGGCGCAGAGAATCGATGGATTGATTCTGATAATGTAAGATTTAGATATGGCCTGCCAGAAAAAGTTGGTGGTTGGTCATCTCTTGTAACAGATACAATTGTAGGCGTAGCAAGAGCCATGCATGCTTTTACAGATTTAACAGGTAACAGATATGTTGCTATTGGTACGGATAAATTTTTACTTATTTATTTTGAAGGACAACTACATGACGTTACACCTTTGAAAGCAACTTTAACATCTGCAACTATTGCAACTACAAATGGATCACCAATATGTACAATTACAAAAGCAGCACACGGATTAGCTGTTGGTGACATAGTGCAATTAGATTCTGTAACTTTACCAGGCGGCACAGGTTTTAGTAATTCTGATTTTGAAGATAAAAATTTTCAAGTTGCAACTGTTCCAACAACAGGGACATTTACAATAACACAATCTAGTAATGCAACTGGCACAGTATCAACAGGTGGTAGTTTAAGTTTAAAACCCTTTGAACCTGTTGGACCAAGAGCACAAACATATGGTTATGGTTGGGGTGTATCTTCTTGGGGCTCAGGTGGTTGGGGCCAAGCTGCTGCAGCATCTGATGTATCTCTTGAACCAGGACTTTGGTCATTAGATAATTTTGGAGAAGTATTAATTGCAACTGTTGCAAACGGTAAAACTTTTACATGGAACGGTGGAGCTGCAACACCATTATCTAATAGAGCATCTACAGCAACAAGTAATTTTCAAACTACAAATAATCCAACTGCAAGTAGAGTTACACTTGTATCACCAACTACTAGACACTTAATTCATTTAGCAACAGAAACAGCTATATCTGATACAACAACACAAGATGATATGTTTATTAGATTTTCTGATCAAGAAGGCATAAATACATATGCACCTACTGCAACAAATACTGCAGGCACACAAAGACTACAAGACGGCACAAAAATTGTTGGTGCATTAAAAGCAAAAGAATCTATTCTTATTTGGACAGACAATGCATTGTATACAATGAAATTTGTAGGTGCACCATTTACATTTGCTTTTGAACAGGTAGGTACCAACTGTGGTTTGATAGGTAAGAACGCTGCTGTTGAAATAGATGGTATTGCATTCTGGATGTCACCTAAAGGTTTCTTTGCTTTTGATGGTACAGTTAGATCATTGCCTTGCACAGTAGAAGATCATGTGTTTCAAAATATAGATACAACAAAAGGTCAACAAATAAATGCAGGATTAAATAATTTATTTACAGAAGTTGTTTGGTATTACCCATCTTCAGGATCAGAATATAATGACAAATATGTTGTATATAATTATGGTGAATCTTCATTAACAAAAGTTCCTGGTGGTGTATGGTATACAGGCACAGAGTCTAGAACAAGTTGGGTTGATGCAACAATATATCCAAAACCATTTGCAACAAAATATGATGTAAACTCTTCTGGAACATTTCCAGTAATAGTAGGCCAATCTGGTTTAGGACAAACAACATTATTTGAACACGAGGTTGGTACAGATCAAGTGAATCCAAATGGTACAACAACTACAGTAGATTCTTTTATTAAATCATATGATATAGATTTAGAATCAAGAATGAGAAGAACAGCACAAGGTGGTGTAGCTTCAGGTGCTATAGCAGGTGAATTTTTTCTAGCAATGAGAAGATTTGTTCCTGACTTTAAAGAATTACAAGGTAATGCAAAAGTTACATTAGGTGTTAAAAGATACCCACAAGGATCAGAAACAACTACAGCATTAAGTCCTTTTACAATCTCATCTTCTACTCTTAAAAAAGATACTAGAGCTAGAGGTAGATTTTTAAATATAAAAATAGAAAACGATGCAGCTAGTGAGAAGTGGAGATTTGGAACTCTTAAACTAGACTTACAACAAGACGGTAGAAGATAATGGCAAAGATAACAGTTAGAATACCAGAACCAAAAGAAGAATACGATTTTTCTAACCAAAAACAAATTAATAGAACATTAACATCTTTGGTAGAACAACTTAATTCTACATATTTAAATCAACAAAAACAGGAGCAGGAAAGATTTACCTGGTTTATAGGTGGCTAACGTATTTACAAACGCTAAAAAAGACTTAACAACTAACTCAGAAACAGTTGTATACACGGTACCTGCATCAACAACAGGTATTATAAAATCAATATTAGTGTCTGAGGACTCAGGGAACGCGGATAGTATAACTTTAACCTTGACAGATGCATCTTCAAATGTATTTAGTTTATTTAAAACTAAGGCTGTATCAGCTAATACAACAATAGAATTGCTGTCACAGCCTATAATTTTACAGGAAAGTGAGATTATAAAAGCAACTGCAGCTACAGGAAATAGGTTACATATTGTGCTTTCTGTGCTACAAATAAATAGGGAATAACATATGGCATTTAAAGAAGAAGGATCAGTCGAATACGTAGAAATAGATGGTAAAAAAGTACCAGTAGTTCAGTGTGAAGCTGAGATAACTTTAAAAAATACTAAGACTGGTAAAGAATATAATTCTGATAAAGAGGCAGAAGACGATATAAATGACCCAGCTACAGATACTGTAAGAGAAGACATTACAAGATCTGTAAAAATTAAAGTTGCGAAGATGCCACCAATAGGCGCCTCTTCTGATAAGGATGAATAATGGCTATAGGTTTTTTTAATCCAGCTGATCAAGCTATTTATGATTCAGGTTTAAGTTTTATACCTCAATCTCAATTTAGATTAGCTGATCCTCGAATGTTAACACCTGGAGGAATAGCAGACACAGATGTTGCTACTAATACAATGCCACCTCCTATTTTTTTTCGTCCTCCTGTAGATAGAGATGGAGATGGTTTTATAGATGATGATGATGAAATAGATAGATCAAATAATGCAGGAATTAATTCTTTTTCCGATTTAGCAGGAGCCATTAGCACCCCGGGAATAGTTGGAGGATTAATAGGTGGTATACCAGGAGCTCTTTTAGGAAGAACTTTGGGACAAGCATTTAACAATTTTAATAATCCATACACAGATATTTTTGGAAGAATAAACCAAAAAACTAAAACAGCAATTGAAAAAGACCATAGAAGTAGTCCCGAAGGAAGAGCAGCTGTAAGTGCCTTTGCTGATATACAAAATCAGATTGGTAGAGCTCGTCATGGAAAAGGTGATTCTGGAAACAATAACTCTGGACCTACTGGTGAAGAAGGTTTTGGAGGATTTTGTTTTGATCCTAACACTCTTGTGCAAATGGCTGATGGTAGTGAGAAAAAAATTAAAGAGATACAACTTGGTGATCAAACTAAAGGCGGTGAGGTTACAGGTGTATTTCAGTTTAAAGCATCTGATGAGATACATGATTATAAAGGTGTT